CTCTATCACCGGAGCTTGTTGTTGGTCCTTTAGCGCTATAATTTCCGCCACTTTCAAATTGTCCTATTGCTTGACTTATTTTTGTAGCTTCATTTGTGTCGCCACCAACCCCGTTAAAATCTGTCCCCCTGATTCTGTTTAGCATCTCCAAGGCATCCTCTGCATTATTTATTCCTGCCTCTTTTATTGCTGGCTTTACTGTTTCACTATAATAGTCTGGATACAAGGTTGCAAATTCAGTAAGATCAGTCACCGGTTCATTTTTTGTCGCTTCTCTTAACAAATTTCTAGATGCACTTTGTAGTTTATCCATTTCTTTTTCGAAGTTTCCTTGTGACATTCTTACTCCCTTAATTACTCCATCCTCTGTTATTAATGCATTTCCAATAGATGTTGCTGCCGATGCTATAACGGTTAATTCTCGATCACTCAAAGCTCCAAATGTGGCTCCCTGGCTTTTAGCATCAATTAACTTCTGCAAACTTAAATCATTTACTACTTGGGCTATAGAGTTTAATGTATCATTTTTAGCTCCGAATAAATCTCCTATTGGCATTCTACCAAATGATGTCCCACCAACGGCTGTATTTATTCCAGGGCTATTAAGTACATCATTTATAAGAGTGATCTTGTCTTTTAATACTAGCTTTGTTGATTCAGTAATTGGTTCTTCTTTGGTAACGTCATCCCAACCTCCACTAGTTGTATTCCATTGTAGGGTTCGGCCATTCTCTTTTCTTATTGTCGGAGCCTTAAGATCATCAGGGGCTTCTGGAATACTTCCAAGAATTTCTCCTGTTACTGGATCGATTAATGACTCTCCTGGTTTCAATACAACTCCCTTGGCTGGATCTTGTGGAGCATCATATATACTTTCATATTTTCCGGTCTCTGGATTAAGTTTAACAATACTATCTCCAACAACCTTTCCTGCTGCTGCTGTAGCGGCGGTTTTTTTATCTTCTTTTAGTTCTGTAAGTTTAAATTTACTAGCTTCAAGTGATGCTAATCTTTTTGCCTGTAATAACGCAGCCCTATTTTCTAGTGGCGCTGCTAAGTTCAATGCTCGTTCTTCTATGGATTTTTGTCTACCAGTTATAAATGAAAGAGGAATTGCTCTATCACCCTCTCCGGTATATGCAGTTTTATATGATTCTTGTAATCTACTTAATTCTTCTTGATTGGCAATTTCTTCCGGTGACAATTCATAGGCACTCGCTACCTCACCACGTGCAGCTTCTATTGGAGTTGGTGCTGGTGGCGCGACTGGTGCTGTTGGTCCTGGTTGGCCTGCTGGGGTAACTTCTGGAGTTACCGGAGGTTCAACTACTCCGCCAGTTTCTGGATTAACAACATTTCCGGTAGAGGTAACTACTTCTCCGGGTTGACTAGTAGGGGATACTGGTGGAGTTACTCCTGCTCCCGCTCCGGGGCCAGATCCAAAGTTTATAACATCTCCAACATTTATTAGATTTGGGTTTGCTTGATAATTTGGGTTCATTGCCAATAAATCAGACAATGACATGTTATTTTGTTCAGCAATTGCAGATAATGTATCTCCTGATTTTACTGAATATGATCCACCCTGTGTTGGCTTAGGTATAGAGCTAACAGTTCCTTGTTGAGCAAACTGTGACGGTTGCACGGCTGGATTATTAGAAAATTGTGGTGCTGTTGGCGCTATGGCTTTTCCGAGTGGTGTTTGTGGCCCAGCGTTAGCACCATAAATAGGCGCAACCGGTTTAGGTTGGTTTTGATTATTAACTGGTGATGTCCCTACTGAATTAAATAGCCGCTTCATTGGGCTAAGTAAATTTGTATTGTATTCAACCATATTTTTATAACATTATTGTTAGATTTGGATTTAGTATTGCATTATCTTCTCCATTATCAATAACCATATCAGTAGTTGGTGATGCCCATCCTCTAACAAGATCTGCAATTTTTCCAGTTGGTAACCCTCCGTTTTCTCCAAAAGTACCATGGCTTTTTAAAAATGTTGTACCTCTGGCGTCTGCTTCTTTTTCCCAATACTTACCAATAGCATAATTCCACGGGAGTTCATGATAGGATTCTGGAAGTAATGGCATTTGACCGATGTTATAAACAGCGGTCCCGGCTGCGATCGCCGTTCCACCATATGCCCTTACTAATGTTAATACCGTTGTACTGGTAACAGATGCTATCTCATACCATACACTATCACCGGTATTAGCGGTGTCAAGGTGCGTAATTCTTATATATCTACCAACCATTTGAGCCGTCCAAGCAGTACCATTTCCTGTTACTGTAGTTACTCCTGCTGTGGTTACTGTAGAGACAATTGTTCCGGTAGTATAATCTGCCACACTCAAATCAATGACTCTAGTTTTTTGAGTTATGTTAATTGTATTTCCTGCTGATGCCGGTGTTGGCCATAGGTATAATTGACCTCCAAATACATAATACCATTCTGGAATGTCTGAGGTATAACTAGATGTGTTAAGTAAATCCCAATGCACTTGGCTTGGAGATAATCTTGGTACATATCGTTCGGTGTCTATTACAACAGCAACCTCTCTGACCTTGTCGCAATCATAGGGTAATGCATATGCTTGAGTGCTGGCGATCGTTGTTTTTGTCCTTAATCTTTCTAAAAATGGCCAATCTCTAACACTACAAATAGCCCGGTAGTCATCATTTGCAATCTGGTCTCCGAGGGTTAAATTGGCAGCATCAGTATTTTTAGTCAATGTGCCGTATAAATTCCTTCCGATGGTGTATGATTTCATATAGTTATTATAACACTGTTAATTCAACTTTGACAGTTACGTTTGCTAATGTCGTTAAAGTCCCGGTATCTTCTAATGCCAATCTATCTCCTACTTTCAATGTTTTATCGGCTAATGTAAGCGTTAGCGCTCCATCCTGGACTGTATCTGCTGTGGCTTTTAATGATAAGGTTGTAGATAATACATCCGATCCACTTCCGGGTGCTGTCGTACCAGTTAACTTCTCAAGCATTAATGTAACAGCGCCAGCATCGTTTCCGGCCGTTTGATGAACCTCTTGAAAGCCAGTAACAACACAAGCTATTGGCACTATGCAAAACACTCCATAGTTTGCTCCGGTTGCAGCATCAGCACCATAAATAGTGTAATCTTTATAAATTATTTTTCTGTATATATTTAGTTGATCAACTAAATCTGAATCAAATCCGTTATGGTTATGATCAGTAAATTTCTGAAACCTATCGTTAATAGATTTTAGATCTTCTCTTATTGTTTGTAATTCTTGTTGCTCGATCATGGGTATAATCTTATTTCTCTTAACTCGACATCAATACCTGATCCACTATCATCACTCAGTTCGATTTGTAGTTGGATGTTTTCTAAATCTGTCAACCCTATTTCTTCACTAGAAAACAAGTTAGTGACTCCATCACAATTTATAGTATCTATAACAGTAAATGCACTATCAATGTCTGCTCTGTAACTTATTCTTATATTTCCACCGGTTTCAAGTTCTCCTGGTCTTGCTAGAACAACTTCCATTCTTGAATACTTTGCCTTTGCTAATTTTGTACCAACTTCATAGAGAGGACTTTGAATAATAGTCTCATAATCATCATATATTACAAGGCCATATAAATCAGAAGCAAAACTCTCAATGCCTCCACTAAATCCCATGTAATAAAACTCATTTTCTGCCCATAGTGCTGTGGCATTTGTAGATCCGGATGATGGTAATTTATCAATAGTAAGACGACCATCTTGAGATAATCTCCATACTCCTGAGTTTCCACTAGTGACAGTTTGTACTCCAAAAATTAGGTCTCCATTAACTTGAGCAATTCCTCCCCACGTTATTGGGTTACTTCTAACGGTCCCGTCATTGTTTGTTAAATATGATGGCAATTTTCTGAATAATCTTGAATAAGTTCCCTGAGTAGTGTAAATGTTTCCCCAAGTACCGGCCAATATAAATACAGTACCACCTATATTTTCTAGTTTTTTAATGGAGAATTCTGGCACGTCTATCGGCATATCAAATGAGTTTGCAATTCTATTCCAAGGATATATTTTATTAAATGTATTTCCACCAATGACTAAATTGGTTCCTATTTCTTCTAAACATTCAGCCACTTCAAGGTTTGGTAAGTCTAATGCAGCATTGTTAAATGTGTATGTTGCTCCTGTCCCTGGATCAAATGTTTGACCTACATTTTCTATAATGCTACCAACGTATCTACTATCACAAAAATATATTGCGTCATCTTGACCCTTTATCGCTTCATGGCTATTTCCTGTACCAGCAGGGGTATTCATTGTTTGCCATCCATTGGTCCAACTAGGTGTCTCAATTGCCGTAGTCCCAAACACATCTATGACATCAATTGATGTATTTCTAAATACAAATAAAAATGTTTTTGTTGTGCTAGAAAACGCTGATAGGACTAATCCATTTCCGTTAGATGATGTTACGTCTGCTGCTCCGGTATCTATTGCCGAGTTATGTAATAGAAAAAACTTGACTGATTTTGTGAACCAAACCCTGCCATTATCACATAATGCCCATTTCTTGCTAGTTCTTGGATCTTCGATTATTGACTTAACATTCCCCATTGGTACTTGGTGCATTGTATGAACACCAGTACCAGTATCAGTTATATTAATGAATGTTCCGGCAGAAGATCCAACCGAATTCTTATAGCTAGTAGACACTTTAAATGTAGTGGTGCTTATTTTTGTTATAAAATATATTGTATTTATCGCCAATGGGTCTGGTAGAGTATCTGTAGTTGTAAAATATACTGCTACTCCGGTGAATGTTTCTAGGTTTGTTTCAATCCTTGACGGGCATGTACAAACGTCTGTTGCAGCGACTGCTGTAAAAGTTTGTTCTGGTACTGTGAAAAAATAAGGCCCGGGCTTACGACCACATTTAACTGTTCCTGGGAATGCATCAACATCAGCATTTTTAATCATACCAAATCCCTTATGTGGAGAGTCGGCTATTCCTAAATCCCAATCCTTTATTATTAATGGTTCTTGGTTACTACTCATTGTATTATTATTAGTCTAAGGACTGCTACAATAATAACAGTACCAACGGTGCTGATCGATACCCAAACAAACTTCTCAACCCACTTGGCAGCATACCTTTCCGGTAAGTCGTCTATCTTGTCATTAAGATTTTTGAATTGTGCATTTATTGACGTTTCTAATTTTCCCACGCTTTTATTTACCTCTTGCATTTGAGTTTTTAATACTGCTATTTCTATTTTTTCGTTTTTGATTTGATTCATATTTTAAAATGTCATTATTGATGGTATAAATGAAGATTCTACAAATGGATACTGTAAGCCATCTCCTGAATTATAAAGCTCTGTTATTTCAGTAGTAGTTAATGCCCTACTCCATACTCCTACCTCATCTACTAACCCACTAAAAAATCTTCCAGCTTGATACAATGACTGTCCACTACCGAACCCAGTTGTAATAGTAGCCGAACCGCTTCCACTTAATGCAGTTGGTCCAGCACCCAAACTCGCATTAAGATATAAATTTGAGTTTGTGCCATTATAGGTCGCTACAACAAAATACCAAGTCCCAGTTGTTAAACTCACACTATATTGACAAAAACCATCAGCAACACCAGCTTTCAATCTATTAAATGCTAATGTCTTTGTTCCACTAATGTCTTTATATTCTAGATGATGAACAACATGGCTTGTATCGTTTCCTTGATAAAGTATAGTAGAGCTATAATTTGACGCTGGTTGGGTAGTTATTTTTACCCAACAAGAAAGAGATATATTTCCTCCATCTATTCCTAGTCCAGATGTTTCTGAAAGGTATTTTGTTGTATTTGAAGCACCAAAATCTGCTGCATTACCTATCTTACCAGCATTAAAAGCAACGCTATTATTGTTTGTTAAGTCAGCGCTTGCCACCTCATCGGTTAAATCGCTTAATTTATAGTCAGCTACTATGTTTGTTGTTAGTGCCATTTTTTTATTCTCTTATTGCCATATAAACAGTCAAACCCTTGGCTGCTGTACCATCGTGAATTGAATCAATGTCTATCGTTATTATATTTCCAACTGCCAATGTCGTGGTTGTTAAGTCTGGTGCAGTTGCAGCTGTTGTTGTAGTCTTTTCTGTTGAGTCAAAATCTAATTTATTTGTGGTCATTATTGATGTGCCACCAATACTAATGTCTACTACTAATCCTACCCCAGTATTTATTCCGGCTGTACTATTAGTAGCGTATAAATAAAATGGTGTACTATCACTCTGTAAAATTGTTCCTGCTATTGGAGAAACAAAATCTCCTGCTATATTTGATGCTACTGCACAAGCTGTCCCTGCTTCAACCAGATTAAATACTAACCATCGTATATTTCTTTTTGATGCCACAAACTGATCAACTGGTATTGCTCGCGTTGTATCCGTTCCGGTGTCAATTTCTGATGTTATGGCTAATTCTAAAACACCCTTAGCTGTTGTAGATCCACCAGTACAACTACTCAATACCCCAGCTGTTGGTGTACCCAATGCCGGAGTTACTAATGTTGGAGATGTCGCAAATACTAAAGCTCCCGATCCGGTTTCATCTGTTACCGCAGCGATTAAGTTTGTACTTGATGGAGTGGCCAAGAATGTAGCTACGTTTGCGCCAAGTCCAGAGACTCCGGTGCTGATAGGTAATCCGGTACAACTTGTTAATACTCCTGATCCTGGCGTTCCAAGGGCCGGGGTTACTAAAGTCGGAGATGTGGCGAATACTAGAGAACCTGATCCAGTCTCATCAGATATCACTCCCAATAATTCTAGTGATGTTGTTGCTGCAAACTGATCTAATCCGTTTGCGACAAGAGCGTCACCAACCCCCTTAGCATTTATTTGAGTTTGGATCGCTGATGTCAATCCTTTGATGTATGATAATTCTGTTAATGATGGATAAGTTGCTACCGGTGCAGATATAATTTCTTTTGATCCACCAGTTATTAGGATTTCAGATGCAGTCAAATAGTTTCCAGTTATTGATGTTTCAAATGTTGGAGCAGTTATTGGAGACTTAGCATTTAGTTGAGTCTGAATCGCACTAGTGAGTCCCTTAATATATGATAATTCTGTAAGCGACGGATATGTGGCCACGGCGAGAGATACAAGAGCCTTAGATGCATTAGTTGATATAAGCTCTGATGCAGTTAAGTTTGGTGCTGTAATAACTCCGTCGTCAGAAACAGTTGGGCCATCAGAAGTATATGCTTGAATAACCTTACCAGTAGTGCTATTAAATCTAACTATTTCATTGTCAACTGATAGTGCTGGCCCGGTGACATCTCCACCACCTGCAAGTGTTGACCAAACAGGGTTTGCGGCCGCCCCTTGTGTTTTAAGGTATTGACCATTCGTTCCTGGTCCAAGATTAACCCAAGCCGTTCCGCTATAATAAAGAACGTCGCCTTGAGCTATGCCGGTTATTGTTACATCTCCTAAGTCTCCAAGATCTCCCATAACAGATGATGTCAACATTCTGTGAGTCGTTGGATCTACATAGATTGTGATTGGAGTAATACCATCAGCACTAGAAACACCGATCAGCGTTGTTACTTGATTATTATCTCGTCTTGCTTCTGCCATATATTTTTATGTTGATTTTATAAGTAAATTTCCATTTGCCGGATCTCCATAAATTGGTACTGTTGTTTCTCCATCAGCATTTGAGACTCCCAACATAACTGGCACTCTATTTCCGTCTCTATCAGCATTGTCATCTGACAAATCACTCCCGGTTGCTCCGTCATCAACTTGTACAAAATGAGTTGTTGGATCTACATAAATTGGCAATGGAGTAACTCCATCAACGTTGCTTGTCGCAAGGATGGTTGGTACTCGATTATTGTCTCTTGGTGCTTCTGCCATGTTATTTGATTCCTAAATGGATTTTAGCCTGTTCAAGTGCCTGGTAAGAGCTACGGATTGCCCGTTTTTCTTCGATCTGAGCTATTTCAACCTCTCTAATGGTTGTTTCCCTTATTTTGATAGCTTTCTCTCCTACATGGACGTTTTCCTCTCTCTTTTGGATACCCTGCTCTCTTAAATCTAACTTGGTAATTCTATTATAATACTTATTGACATTATTATCTAATTCTGCTGTCAACCTATCCAGGTTATTTTTTTCCTTTTCAATCTCAACCTTACTATTTTTTAATTTATTGCCTATCTCAATCAGTTCTTTTTTTAGTTTATTATTTTCCTTTATCTTTTTATCGTTGTCATTTATTCTAGCCTCGACATTTAACATGGCCCGATCAACATCATTCTTTTCTTCGGTTGCATTAGCAAGCATCTTTTTTGCCTCATCCTTGATTTTATCTATCGGCATTAATAGTTTTGTTCTCTGTTTTTCTAAAGCACCAATTTCTTTTTCTAATTTAACCCTATCTTTATTATATCCATTTTTAGCAACGTCGACCCTTTCTTCAATTTCTTGTAATTGTTTTTTAGCTTCTCCCCGGGCTGCATTAACTCTAAGTGCTAATCTATTTTCTTCATTGGCAAGTTTACTAACACGAAGTTTTGCCTCTTGCATAGCGGTATTCTTTGCGTGTTTTATTTCTAATGGATTTAAAAGTCTCATTGTTTGTTTATTATCTTTCTTCAACTTTACTACCGACACCAACCCTAAGATAAAGTAATCCAGATAGATCATCATTAATCGTAAGTGTCATCTTACTGGCATCTTCTGCTTTGAGTATAACTTCTTCATTAAATTGAACATTTACAGCTACCCAAGAAGTTGGGGTTTGTCCTCCTGTTCCACCACTACCAGAGATAGTCGCATTACTTAAACTCATGAAATCAATAAACTTGTTAATTGTCGCGGCACCTATAGTTACTCCATTTTCTATTCTTTTATAATCAATTCCTGATGTTATTGCTGTACCAAGTAAAGTATCATAAGGGATGCTAGGCATTGTTCCAGCAACTAATGTACTGTCATAAGTATTAGCTAAAACTACTTGGAGACTTTTAACCCTTAGCCAAGTTCCCAAGTCTGGTTCTAATGAGAATGTAATTGGGTCTCCTGATTCTTCTATTTGGATATCATCTAAATAATACTTTGGTGATTTTCCCTCTATTGCTTCCTGTTCTACTCTAAAAGAGTCAATCGTTTCTCCGACTAATCCCATGTCAATTAATGGTATTACTATTCTATGCCAAGCATCATAATCTAAATAATCAAAGTAATCACTTAAATCTACTTTAGTTCCAACTTGAGTACCACCGGTAGTTTCCCAACCATAGAAATCAACTGCATCTCCTGCTTTCCATTCTTTATCAACATAAATCCACATGGTAATACCAACATGACCTGTTAAATCTTGGTCACTACCCTTATCAATCTGAAATATATCACCAACTGGTATAGTGTCTACTTTAATACTTTTAGTTCCACCCGTTGTATGATTCTGATCTGTACTATTAAATACTGGTCTAGTACCTACTATGTTAGTAGCTGTCCAATAAGCGGTATCAATTCCGTTATGTATTGGGATAGAAGTACCACTAAACTCACCATTAACATTCATGTTAACTCCATAAATGGAATTAGAAAAATATCCTAATTTGTTATCAAATGTTTTTAGTGGTCTTGTGGCCACAACTAAGGCATTTTTTTCTTCGTGATTAACTACATTTGCTACTAGGCCAGTGGCTGGATCTTTTATGTTGCTTTTAATGCTCATGTATTATCCTATTTCTAAACCATGATAGTTGAATATAACTGTACCATTAACAGTAGCAGTTGATGTATCACACCAAATTGTCATTGTTGCATTCTTTGGCAAAATTAAATCTTGTTCAAAATTTAACATAGCCGTCGCGGTTTCTGCGATAAACTTATATCTATCAAATTCAGATCCTCCTGTTATTGTTGAGGTAGCTCCATCTAAATCTGCCCCCCTTTCAAATGTTCCACTTGCTGACTTTCCACTACCACCATTTAGATTAATTGGTGTAAGAGCTGTCGCAGATAATCTTGTTCCCTTATCATTAATTTGAAAATATACCTCACAGGCTGCACTAACATACATTTTAACACCCTCTACAGACATATCAGTATCCGATCCATTAACCATATAAAATATACAGTCATCGTTAGCTGTCGGTGATTGTGAAAAATAAACATTAAATGCTTCTCCATGTTCGTGATTAACATTATGTTCGTTTGATGATGTAACAGACTCTGATAAGAGTCTATTGCATTGGCTTACTCCAACGGAATAACCATTACCTTGACCATCTTCAATTTTTATACTCATAAATTTATTGTTATTTTGATTTATTTATCTTCCATAAATCCACGAACAATCATTGTTGCTTCGCCTGTTTCTTCTGCTGTCATTTGAAATGAGATCGTATCATTAGCACCTAAAATTATTGCCCCGCCTATTTCAAGTCGTGTACTTCCTTGTGCTAATAAAAGATTAAGTGCTGCTGCTCCACCTGCAATAGTCATTCCACCTGCCCCCTCATCCCAATACTCAACATCTAAGTCAAAGGTGTTATTACTTGACCTGTTTAGATTTCCAGCTGAACTTGCTGTATTGTTAGCTGTTGGTGCTGATGATCCAAACCATAATTGTAAAGCTAAAGCTAAAATATGATTTGTTGTCCCACCATTCCAACTTGGTCTTATGTCTGTAATTATCATATTTTGGGTAGAACTTGTATTTTTTATATACAATACCCTTTCACCTCCTGATGTTACTGTGAGTTGTGGCGTTGTTATTCCAAAAGCATTTTCTTCATCTCTTGATTCATAATAAATTCTTGGAGATGATGAAGCACTAACATCCAATCTGTTGGAATCATTTACACCAGCTAAATGCCCTGTACCAGTTCCGTCTTTTATTTGTGACATATTTTTTTAGTTAATGATTTTATCCTCATCACCCAATGTTGTATCAGTGATAAATGACATTTGTAAATTTAAATGTAATAACTGTTTTAAAATTTCTTCCAATAATTCTTCTTGGCTTGTAAGACTCACAGCATTGCCATCGACATCATATAATGTTGTATGAAGTTGTCCATCATCATTAACCTCAGCTGTCGTTCCGGTTGTACCAACTATTTGAGTCTCTTGAGAACCATCTTTTTGGGTGGATGCGATAATGTCAAGTTCTTCATTTACATCAACAAGCTCAGAAATTATTGCATCCTGTTTATCTTCTGTAGCGCCATTTGTTAATAATCCAGGATTTATTCCACCCATATTATACTTCTTTTATCGCGGTTTCTAGTCTTGTTTTTTTCTCGTCGAATCGAGTCTCAGCTATTGCCAAGTCAACTTCACTTTGGTGTAGTTTTTCTTCACGTTCAGATAATTCTTTTTCCTTGTTTTTTATAACATCTTCTCTGGCGGAGATGTCAACCAATGCTTTGTCCTGCTCGATCTTATTGTCTTTATTATTTTTTTCAAGATTATTTTTAATCTTGGTTTCCTTTTTGATGTCAACGTTTAATCCTCTTAGGAGTTCAACAGCATCTTGACTTCTTGTCTCGAGGTCTTTGATGTTTTTTATTAACTCCTTTTCTTTATTATTGAATTGACTTATCTCGTATTTTTGAGAGTTTATCAAACCACCCAATCTTTTAATCTCGGCATCGCCGATAGTGATTGAGTCCTTAACAGCATCTATCTGCTTTTTAAGGTTTGCTGGTATTGTTGGATCGCTTTGTGGTTGTATAGTTCCCATATTATATTTCGGTTACTACGTATTTTGGAGTTGTACCGTCAATCGTTATTACCCCGGTGTAGATTGCTCCGGTATCTTGAAAAATTGAAGCACCAATACCATCGCTGTCTCCGGTTCCACCCTTTAATATATGATGGAATACAGTTGTTGAAGCATCAGCTCCCAATCTTATAAACAATGGATTTGTGCCAACGTTCTGTATACTCCAACTAGCCCTAGCAGGATTACTTGCTAGAGCTGTTGCGCCGGTTAAGATCTCCGGGGTATTGGCTTCCTGCTTAGGACAAATTATTGCCTGTGAGTCTGCCATATAATTACTTGAGATTATTTATCGGTTTTTGGTTCTTCCGATGGTGTCTCTGGTGGTGTTTCTGGTTCTTCGTATCCAGACTCAGCATCATCAGTTCCATCAGCTTCGCCACTATCTTCAACCTTACCGATTACTTGTGGTGCATTTCCAGGGCCAGTTGACTTATTGGCGCTAGCATCATATGGATCGATCTGATCTCTTGGCTCTACCTTGACGTTCATTGATGGTTCGTTTATTTCTAAACTATCAGCATCATTAATGTCTAGGTTATCCTCGTCTGGTATTTCCTCGATAATTAGAGCCTTTTCAAATACATCCATAAACTCTTTAACCTCCCAAGGTTTCTTAGGTGAGGTGGCTTTTTCTTTTCCAATCTCAGTTAAGATTTGGTTCGTTAAATGTTTAGCGAAATGCCTTGCAATTCCTTTTGTGTATTGTTTTTTTATACCTGGTTTAAATGTGTATGGCTTTCCATTCCAATAACCAGTAAAAGGTTTATCTGTAAAGTTGAAAAATATGTAATGTTTAGTCATTTTTTTTATGTGCCGTCCGGAGAGTCGGCATTAGACTCCGGAGGCTGGCGCGGTGAATCCAGCCAATTGTATAAGCACCGTTTTTGTGACCTGTCTGGTCTATGTTAAGTGATCGTTAGTTTATAACAATTTTAACATGATTGTACCGTATTCTGTATCTGTGGATGCGATCAATGCTGTACCAACCTTTGGTAAAAGCTCAGCAGCGCCGTCTGCAACTACTTCAACTGCACCGGCTACATTATCAGAAGCGACAACATCTAAACCAACGGCTAGATTACCATCGTCTCTAACAGCGCAAGGACCGGATACCTGTAACCAACCATAATAATCGGCGGTCATAGCATACACGGCTACTCCAACTGGCGCAGATGTTGCGGTTGTTGGGTTAATGATAACCCCGTCAAGTGGATTTTTGAATATATCTACTGTAGTATCAGTAGTCAACGCAACTTGAACTTCATCGTCAAGAGTTAGGGTCACGACAGCTGCGGTTGCTGCTGGATGACTACTAATTCTATACATGTGTCCCTCACCTGCGTCATCGGCAATTGTCACAAAACCATTAGCGTATTGGTTGGCTGTGACGGTTACTGTGTCAGTAGTAGTGATAGTTGTCGCACCGATTGCGGTTGCTGCAACTGCTACATCATGATCTCCAGTATCCTGAGCGGATGCCTGTTGAAGTTTACCGGCTATTAATGCAGTACCACCAGCCCGGCCGTAACGAAAGGTTCTACCACCGCTACTATGGACTAGTTCGCCAAGATTGTGTTGAGCGCTTACGCTATCCTCATACAAACGTTGGGCTGCCACTGCTGGGCCAGTTCCTGTAATCTGAGTCATATCCTTAGTGTTTATTTGTTAATCCAGTTAAAAATTTAGTCACCGCTTGAGTCAACTGCAGTGCCATCTCCACCCCAACATCCTGCGACACCAACTTCGTCACAAGCAGCTGGAATTTCAATTTTACCGGTAGAGTTCGCAATGACTGCTGTTGATCCACTATTAAATGTGGAGTTAGAAATCATTCCAGTACATCCGTCTACCACAGTGATAAACTTGGTGGCTAGGTCAAAGTTACAATGATCGACATTAACATCCTTTGAATTTTCCAAAGACATGTGCAATGCAACTGCGACACCGTTATTTGATTTGAAGTTACAATACTCAATTGTGTGGCTGTTGTTCGGTACTGTATTACAATCAAGATTGATTGCAAGAGCGTCAGTTCCTAATCCAAATGTACAACGGCTTATCAATGAAGCATATCCACCATAGACACTAATAGCGCCATAAGTAGCTGATGCATTCTTGAAGTAACAATTTTCAATTAATGCACCTACTGATCCCGCTAGAGTAGCATAACCAGCAACACCCTGTAATCTGATACCGTAAGTACCACTGTTTCGAGTACAATTAAACTGTAATCCTTTAATCTGAACACCAGGAGCATTAACAGTCAAAAGGGCTGTTGCCGTAGCATTCTTAATTTTAGGACCACTGAAAGGCTGTAGCGTACCTGTGCCACTCATACCAATCAATTGTAATCCCCACTTATCGTAAGGGATAGTTAGATCTTCTACATAAGTGCCAGGTTCAGAAGCATCTGCGTCTGGATCTATTGCTCTAATGTAAATGATATCTCTTGAAGACGAGGCAGTAATTGCTGCTTGAATGGTTGCTTTGGCCAAGTCAGGTGAATTACCTGGGTTGTCATCACTTCCATTGTCTCCATCTACGTACCTAACTGTTGCGAAATCATCGCCACCGTTAAGCACCTCTGAACTAAGCATCCTTGACCCATACTTTAGGGCCGGGACGTAGTTACGAAGTAAATTCGTCATGTAATTATTTCCTTTATATTTCTCCCTCTCTCGTAGCTAATAGCCCGAGGTAAAAGGCGAAACAATTAGTTATTTAAATTCCTGTAATTCCTGTCAACTTACCGTGACGTTTTGGATTCTTAGTTACGAACTGTCCACCAAAGTAGATATGTCCAACAACTGCCCCAGCATTAGCTGGAATAATCCAATCGCTCCATGAGAAACCTAATCCCATTGGTGCGCCGTAGTCGTTACCATCAATTTGAGATTTGTAAGCAACTGGTTTTGCCAACTTATAAGGCAATGCATACCAATCAAGGTCATCCTCTCTGACAGCGATCAATGCACCTGCTGTACATTTTTCATCCATCAAAATTGGTTTACCAAGATAAGATAATGCGGTGAAACCTGTACCAGCACTTAATCCTTTCATCAAGGAAGCATCTTTATTGATTCTTTCTTGAGGTCGTAACAATTGACCGTAGTAATTAAATCCTGCTTCGGTAGTGTAGAAAGCTGATGGCTTCTGAGCGCCAGTTGCCGTGTTGATCCACAATGTATCTACCTTAGCTAAAGTTAATGTACCACCGGAAGCGGTAACAGTACCTTGCAAAGTAGTGTATGCGGCTCTGCTTAATCCACCAATGTTTGCGACATCAGTTCCGTCATCTACTAACGCTGCAAGACCCAATGGATCTTTTGATGCGTTACCAGTACCGTCGCCATAAAAGATAGTGCCTAAATCATCGGCCATATCTTCTGTGTCAGATTGGATAGTTAACTTCATCATGTCCAAAATCTTCTCGTCAGTATCAGCTACTGAAAGCTCATCACCGGGCAATGCGCAAGTGATCTGATAAAATGATGGAGTGAACTCCATGTATTGACGATTGTCTGTAGCTGCTACAGAGAATGTGTCAAAACCTCTGAATGATTGACCAGTAGTATTCTTAGAAACCTTTACAGGTACTCTTAAAGTTCTACCGCTCCACTTTTTCGCAGCACGTACAACACGCTGGAAAAGCACGTTTGATCCTAGGACGGTGTCAACTACAAAAGGCAAGTATTTTGTCTGTACTGTAGTTTGCACCCTTTGTCCGTATAATTCTGCCATTTTAAGGTGGTTATTTCTTAAGTTTGAATATACCGCCACCTACTAATTTACCAAGGTTTGTCTTGTTCAAAATCCTTTGATGTTTTATAGTTTGCGGGTTTTGTCTCTCCTGTAGTTTCTGATGTAGTCGCGCTGGCAATCTTCTTTCGAGTCTTACCATCTTTAGCTGGTTTCGCTGGGGTTTGTTGCATCATTGCCCATCCGGCACGATAATTCCATTGACCCTTTGAATCAACTAGGTCGTTGTCCATCACAACTTTAAGGAGTTTGTTTGAGTCAACTTTACCTCCGCTTGGATTAAGTACCGTATCACCCTCAATAGAAGAAATCGCAGTTTTCATATAAGCCGTTGCTTTTTCAACAGCTTCAGCTTCTTTTTTCTTTGATTCCTCGGCTCGCTTAACAGCACGTTCTTCTGCCTTAGCGATTTTTGCATCTTCATGCTTTAGATACTTGTTCCATGCCTCCTGGTCCCCTCCGAACCAATCTTCTGGTTCAGTGTTTGCGTTGTTCTCATCACGTTTACTAGAGAATTCTTCTCTAATAGCTTTTAGATCATCCTGATGGCGGGTCTCCTGGTCGTTAAACCTGTTGTCCCATTCTTGCTCACGTTTTTTCCATCTTGGATGTTCATGGAATGGAGTGTCTTTGTCTGGATCTTCCGGCTGAGTATTTTCGTCTTGTTCCCCCTCAGTCGATGGGGTTTCTTCTCCATTGTTTTCTTCGGTTGGCGAGTCCTCGGAGTTTTCTGTCTCCGTGTCCGGTACGATGGTGATCTCACCCTCTGCCGGTACGTCTGCCATTACCTCTGTCATAAGTATTTGGGTTATTAATGCGATCCACTATTTATTTGCAGCACCGTAGAACGAGAGTGCATTCATTAGTTTAATTATAATGAATTAATTAATCGGTTGTCAAATGAACTACTCTTGATTATCATCTTCTGTCTTACCTTTTCCCTTTGTGCCAAACCCTCTAATCTCAAATTCTGAATCATTTGAAAATCTGCTGATTGATAAACCAACCATTTTGATCTTCATTTCGACTGTATATTCTTTTCCTACTTCCCACTTTTTTGTTTCCGGGAAAGATTCATGTTTAAGTCTTAATCTTGGATAGGTCTTTGGCCTTTCCTTTTTACCATTTGATGATTCTATTGGGCCATCAAACATCTCGTCTTTTTCTGGTTCGATTGTTCTCATAGTTTTATTCTTTATTTTTTGGTGTTTTTATAGAAATTTTACCATTTTCCTTAGCCAAATCATTCTGAATTTCCTTAGCAGATTTTAGATTATTGTGGATAGCAATGCCCTCTGGATCAAGCTTAATTCCTGCTTGTTCAGCTAATTGTGCCTGTCCTGCCGGTGGTAGATCTCCGTAGTTGATTGATCTTGATGGTGGTTCTGGTTTCTTTTCTTCACTTTGAGCCTCAAGAACCTGTTTAACCCTAGTATCATTTTTAAATAGTACATCCGGTGCGTTTTCTTGTAACCAAACATTAGCTGCCATTTCTTCCGGGTTAGGATAATCCAATGCCTTGTATAAATCGATCAATGACATTTTACCAGCGCTAGATAACTCTATTGCCTGGTTTGCTAGTGCTGTACTATCTTTTGGTAATAACGATCCCTCTTTAACACTGATAATAACCTTTGGAGTTTTCTGTTTTCCGTATCGATCATCATAAACATATAATAATTGAACAAACCAATTATATAAACTGTCAGCCATTTGCTCGAGGTATTCGCTAAACCCACCGCCAATTCTATCTGTATCTAAAACTCTATTTTGTATTTTACCTCTGACTGTTTTCTCTCCTGCTAGGCCTGCTGAACTAGATCCAGATGTACCAAATATATCTCGCATTCTTGTTCGAGTATCTTGCAGTTGAACATAGATATCGTTTGGAAGTCCGGGGGCGCTCATCCTGGTGACTGCATCACTAACAGCGCCAGTTGGTATGAATATAGTGCCACCTTTTCTTAGAGCATCTGTTACGCCCTTAGCTTGCTCTTTGGTTAGTCCAGATCGTTCTCCGGACACAACCATTCCACCATTCATACTGTCAGCATTTTTATCAATCTGTCGTATTCGTTTATTCACTAAATCTTGACTAGCTAAATTCTGGCCAATTAATGATGTCTCATCGACTGGTTGCCTACCAAGATTAAATACTGATAACAATATATATGGTTTTTTGGGTGTTGGTAAATGATTTATACCGGGGATTGATTCCATCACAATTTTTCCATCTTCACCTAATGGTGGATTTCCTTGTTCATCATATTGACCCTCTTGTTCGGTAGCATAATTCCAATGAGGATTTTTAATCTTAAGTAATACCTGTTTATCAGCAATTGTCCAACACATGTATTCATCAGTCCACCACTCAATAAATCCAATCTCAGTTCCCATTGCTTTCTTGCTTTTGTCATCCTCTACCATTTTTTTAATAAGTTCAATAGAGCCAGGTTCTCCAACTCCATCACCCAATATATCAACCAACCTAGATGCTGATAGTTTTCTTACTTCTCCAAGAAACTCTCCGGAGTACCCATCTTCATCAACATTAGCTTCCGGATCTAGAATAAGTTTACGTGGTCTGATAACTCTAGCTGTTGGGATATCTTTGTCAAGATCCCATCCTGCCTTTATTGCACCCAATAAATATATAGCCCAATGCCTTGCAGCCTTTTTCATTTTCAACCTTATAACAATTTCAGATGCTATCTCTCCAAGCTCCTTTTTCAAGCTGGTAGCATATGCTAGGTTTTCCGGTGTTTGTTCAACTGATCTAGATAGAGTAACAACCGGGTCCGGGTTTCTTCGAGTAACCTGTGGCAAATATGTTTCTAATGATTCAAATATAACATTATCAACAAGCCCACGCCTTTTGTGCGCCTGGGGCATATCAAATTGTTTACCTCTCCAATACTCCTCATTTTCTTTTCCGTGTTCGACAAATTTAGCTTTAACTTCTGATTCATTCCACTTTTTTGTCCAGTTAGTGGTTAAACTCAAAAGCGCCTCATTGTCTATATTGACAGTAAGCTCTGGCAATTTGTCTGAAACTACTCCCTCATCTGTTTCGGTATTATCAGCACCCTTTGCTTTATTGACATTCCGACCAAGAGAATAAAATGCATCTAGTATAGTCATATTTTTATTATACTATTTTTTTAGATTGTCTACAAGTTTAATTACTTCTCCAATCATCATCCTCTTTTTCCCACCATTCTTCTTCTGGCTTTACTCCTTTTCCAAACATTTCTTCTGGATCAAAGTCAACAGTTCCGTCTGGGTTAATTACATAACTATCTGGCTGTGGATCTGACCCTGCGCTAACAAACCCACCGGAGTCACCAAATCTTGATATACCAATTCTATAATAAACAGTCGCATGTACCCAATCATCACGATCGTTTCTCAACCATTTATATTTAGGCACATTCAAGGCATTGTCATCTTCAACAATTCTATAAATATGAGACCAATGTAACCAATACTCATGCCAATCCTCTTTTGTCCCTCCATACAGCCTCACTCTCCTATCACGTAACTCATCAACCAAAAGCTGGATCATTCTGTTTCTGTCTGCAATAACATTTCCATTCTCATCCTTTTCGCCCCAACGTATTAATTGCATTGTTTTCCTGTCTTGAGCGTAGTGACATAGGAATACTCGGCCGGGGTAGGCTTCTCGTAGTTTTCTTGATCCGATGATATCGCCTCCTTGATCTACAACCATTATACTATTTGGGAATGATTTTAGGAAGTACTCTAGCGTTTCATTGAGTGCCAGCTTATTTACTTTGTCTGGCATATAATCCTTAACTTGTCCATACCCCAATAATCCCTGTTTGTTTCCATAAACATATCTAAGATCTATCCCGGTATCAACACCAATGACCATTCTACCTTTGTATAAATTCTTTTCATCAGTCACCGAGTCTTTGATCATATCCTCTGTGACACTATTGCCACCACCAGCATAGGCTAATCCTAAAACCTTATTATAAAAATAGTCCATTGTTTGCTTGCCCTTTTGGACTTCTATATATTTCTCAACTATATCTTGAGCTGACACCCAAGGGGCCATTAGTAGGGATATGTGATACCCGGACCATTTAGCGTTCTCCTTGCCCTTTTTAGCCCTCCACTCACCTATGGCTCGATCGTTTGATTCTAAAACAGCCTTACATTTCTTACACTTAAACTCCATTGTTTCGATGTCAATGCTCATTTTCTTTTCGTTTTCTGTATCCCAAGTCAACATCTGCCACTTATCACAATGAGGGCATTTAATAAACCATTCCTTTTGATCTGATAATTTCCACTCAACATCAACACCACTGTTTGGTACACTCGGATGACTAAATACATGAGTCTGTTTGAACTTTGAATGCTGTAGTCTAGCCTGGTAATCAGCCACAACATCTTGTTTTGATGAGTCTTTTTCATCATGAACCAATCTATCGGCAGTAACCATAATCGCAGCTTTCTTTGTCCAGGTTCCACGAAAATACACCATGCTTAATCCAATTTGCTTTTGCTCGATGCTATCCTTATCGGTTGTTAGATCCCCAAGGTGAGGATTATTCGAGATTATTCTGTTTACCTTACCACCAACAAAAACAGAGACGTCACCATCAGTTGGTAAGGTATAAATTATATCCATCCTATGATTTTCTGCGTCTCTAATGTTTTTAAGTATTTCGAGTGTACTCAATCCAATCTGCGCTGCCTTAGTTACCACCAGATTATCGCTCTGATCATTGTAGATATCAATTAAAAACTGATGCTTGAGCCATTCTATCCTCTCACCTTTTTCGTTCTTGATCTGGTAGTAATCTATCCATGCATCAACGTCCAGGGCTGCCAACTCCTTTGAGTCTAGCTCTGGACTGCCACTGCTTTTTGTTTTATTGTCTTTAGCCATTACCTGGTATATCTATTGATACAATCCCATCTGCCCAAACTGTTCTAATCTGTCCACATAATACACAGCCTGATTTAGCTCCATAAACATCTCTGATTGGGACGATTACATTATCTGCTGTTGAGCTAGAGTTTGTTTGTGTTGAATTTCCTTTTGTTACTTGCTCGATCAATACGAATTGATGATTGCATGGTTGTTCTGGAATTGATGCCATATTATTTATTTTTAGCGAATGATTTAATTAACTTTGTGGCACTAACATGATCGGTAATACTCCCGTACAATTGACCACTTAATGAGTATGCTAGATCCCAGAGGTATCTTGCGCGCCTATTTCTATCAGTCATTATTTTACAAACCTCATCGTATTGTCTGGCGTATCCTTTGGCTTCTTGATCAAGTCTAAACTTTGGCTCTCTAAGATACTTGCCCCACCATAATGCCGGGGTCATTCCTTTTGACTTCTGTTGCTTCATGTGAACCCTCTCATGCTTTATTATCTCTGTCGGTATCTCTAGCTTGTCCGGGTTGTAGATTGTATCGCCATAGGTATAGAATACTCCTGATGGCTTGATGTTTAGCGCCGAGCATAGGTTTCTGTAGATTGGTGGTTTCTTCTCAACGATCTTAACGTCATCGTCTTTGTCTTTGTCAAGGAATTTAGGTTTGACCCTATTCCAAAATGCTGTTTTCATTTTGTTTTGATTATTTAATTATTTGTTTCTTCCCCCCACTGAGTTTAGGCTAGTTTTCAATTGTAATTTTGGCGTTTTATTAAGTATAATGTACGTTTTTATAGTGAGGAAAAGGAATAAACAATCACTTATTATCTATAGGCTGTAGGCAAGGTTTGACTTGCAGGTTATCACAAAATAGTTTTCAGACACCACTGGAATTACTCGAGTTAACCAGATGTGGTCACTACTATTTCACGGCTCACAGTCCGTCACCACAGCTTATAAATAACAAATTGACTATTCTCTTCTTTTTTCTAATTCAATAATAGTCCCGGCTGGAATTAACACTGTTTGACAAGCAAGAGCTGGGTTTATATCGTTTATGGTTTCTTCTACAATAACATCTTCCATTACTTCGTATTTCATAATTTCTATTTAATTATTTAAGATTAGTGCCAGTTATTTCGGTAGCTGAGGAAACTGGCAAACCTCGTCTGATCATCTGACCGTTGCGAACAAATTGTCTTGTTGCACTATCTTTGACTCTACTTCCTGTCTCTTTTTGAGACATTCCGGGCATAAGGATTTCTCTGCCAATTGCCCTGGTGGTATTTGGATGTCAAACCACATTGCTGTTAGTTTAACTCGGCCACAGTCTTTACATACCAACAGCGTTCTCATGGTCTGACCTCCTACATTTTGAGTTTTCGACTCTCATCTTCTATTCGCTTACGCCTGGCCTTTCTAATTATTTCAAGGGCATCCTTTTCTTCTTTTGTCATATCAGTTGTGAGGTCTGCTACTTCAACACTCCCGGCTAATTCCAGTTTACTTTTAGGCATGAATGATGGGTCTTTTTTCTCAAGCCATCTCCAAGCATGTTGTGGATCTCCAAGTCTTGACACAATTGTTTGTTGAGCCTTTAGATCTGGCTTAAGTCTTAATCTCTCTTTTTCTTCCGGAAACTCTGGGTTTCTCGCTTGATAGTCATGGAGTGTTGAAACACCAATACCAGCATAGGCACATGCTTTAACGTCGTTTAGGCCTATAGTATATGCATCCCTTAGTTTCCGTAATGTCTTATCTGTCATCACTGTCGGTCTACCACACTCACAATACCCCTCAAGGTCTTTAAATCTCTTGCCTTTAGGTCGTTTAGGTTTATTACATTTTCCGCAGTTATTTGGTCTTGCCATCGTGTTTTTTTATTAAATCTTTCATGTCGTCTAGATCGATGGTGACATAGTTATTCCCCATGTCATCATACCCAACTAGAATATCGATATCATTCTTATCTATATTTATATCCTCTTTTTTTATGTCTTTCCAATTACTCATTTGATCTATTATTTACTAATGGTGGGGGGCAAAATACCCGCTAAGATACTTTGGCAATAGTAGATTCACTCCTAGGCATAAATCTCTGCATCCCCCCCATTAACAAACAATCTATTTAAAATATAGCTCTATAGTCACAACTATCACAATGCTGTTCTCCCCCTGTTCTAGATCCATGTAAAAATGTATTGTCAACTAATTTTTTACCACAATTAGGACACTTCAAAAATTCTTCTTTCCTTTCTTTTTCATCCATCATTTTATGTAATACATTATTCATACTAATACAATTTAATTATATCATCTAGCATCTCCCTATCCTCTATCGAAAGGCAAATGTTGGCCGGGTGTTCTGTGTCTAATAATAACTCAACGGCCTTATCTTTCTTTATAAAAAAACAATTCCTTTCTTTTTCTGTTGGGTGGGGGGTAGGACATATTAAATACATTCCACTGGTTTCTAGCTTAGATCCACAATTAGGACATCTCTGATGCAAAAGGTTTTGCCATTTTCGTTTTGGTTTTTCGTCTGTCATACTATAAAACTATTAATTACTTTATATTGTCTAGCCATTGTTTTTTTACCTGTTCTGACACCTTAGCGATCATCAATGGTGGTACTGACATTCCTATTACATATTTAATGTTTAACCCCATAAAATCATAATCTTGAGGAAATGATCCTGCTAACTTTAGTATTTCACTAGATAATTCATTTGGCTTGCTGTAATGAGTCATTTTAGCCCCTGACGTTGCTATTATAGTATTCAATACCCTGTAAGGACTACACTTGGCGGTGTTAAAAAAACTTCCCTTTGGGTGAACCTTAGAAAAAGATCCATATTTACTACCCATCTTAATCCACCACTTCTTGTAAGCATCAGATAATTCTGCCCCACAAATATCTGTGGTGTCTTTTTCTATCTGCTGTAATATGATCGGCCTCTCGTTAAACCCCAATTTCAGTTTAGGTAAATCAATGTCCTTTCTATGCCCTATGATAAATACTCTAACTCGCGCTTGTGGCACACCCATTGTGGCCCCGTTTAACATAAATGTTTGTGCTGTATATCCTATCTCATCAAACTTTTTCAATATATTTCTCCAATAAGTCTTTGCCTTGCCTTGTACCAACCCGGCAACATTTTCAGTTATTATTACCTTTGGCTTTAACTTCTCTGCTAATTCAAGAAACCTAAAATATAAATCATCTAATTTCTGGAATGCTTGACCCTCTGAAAACTTCTTTTTCTTCCCCCAATCTTTCTCTCTATTCCCGGCTATCGAAAATGATGTACATGGTGGTGATCCGTCTAATATATCTAAATTATATAACTCCTTTGGTAATTCACTATTGATTAAATCCCTTATATCACATAGAAAATAATGTTTTGGGTTATGATTTTTTCTATAAATCATTTCCATCTTAGGATCAATATCATTCGCCCCTAAAACATTATAGCCTGCTAACTTGTATCCCATCGTTGATCCGCCTCCACAAGCAAATGTTGTGAATACAGTTTTATTGTGTTTCTTTGGATAATCTTTTAATGACCATTTATAATTCATATCCGCATTGTGGGCAAGTTTTTGACACCGTTGATTCTCCATCATCGGGTGATAACTCGTTATTATTATAATTAAAGTCTAACTCAAGTATAGACTCATCAAACCCGGTTAACTCCAACATTGGTATTGACAATTCTTTTAATTCACTGATAGCCAATTCCATGTCCCAATCAGACTCATTCAATTTATTATCTGCAAGTCTGTATGCCTTTATTTCTTCATCGCCTATATCAACTTTAAGTGTTGGTACTTTATCTAATCCCAATAATTGGGCGGCCATATATCTGCCATGTCCTACAATTATGACATTGTCTTTGTCTATAACTATCGGCTGATTAAAACCAAATGCCTCGATTGAGTTTGCTATCTTCTTAATCTGTTCGTCTGGATGTGTTTTGGCATTTCTTAAATATGGTTTTACTTCACTAATTGGTTTTTGTTCAATTTTCATTGCTCTTGATTATTTCGTGATAACATTTAAGAGTTGCCTTGACATCTCCTATAGCTGTGTGCTGATCATCAAAATCTTTTTTGAAGAAGAACTGATACATTTCAGTTAGCTTTGGCCATTTACTAACACCCATTATTGGCATTGCTTTTTTCATGGTGTCAAACCTCTTGTTTTTGTCGAGTATCTCACACATAAGATCTTTGTTCATTCTGTATCTTAAACAGTTTGCCTTGATGATTGAAATGTCAAAATATATATTATGGGCAATTAATCTTTTTGATAGGTAGCAATCAAATAGGAAGCTTCTCAATACAAGTTCTTCATCGTGTCCATCTTTTTTAGCTTGCTCATTAGATATGCCATGAATCTTAGTTGCTTCTTCTGGTATTTCGTACCCGTTTGGTTTTATCAAATAATGATTTTCCTTTGAGCCATCATCTCCTACATCTATCCAGGCGATGGATGCAATGTGAGGAAACTGTTCAAAATCTGTTTCCCAATTAAGATCTTTTGCCGGTAACCCGGTAGTCTCTGTGTCGAATACGATCATAGTTTTTAAATTAAGGATTTAATTATTTTACCTCTAATGTAACTGACTCAGTCATTTCGTTTGACTTAAATGTTATTGTGTGATTTTCTGCTGTCTTAAATTCGTAATGGAATGGGAAGTAATAAACTGTCTTTAATTGTTGGCCGTCAAAGTATTTTGCAACATTTCCTGTAGTATTTATTGTTTTGTTTTGATCGCTATCGGTTGCTGTTACTGCTACTTGGGCCATCTTGTCCGGATCTCCACTATCATTAAATACTATCAATCCAAGTTCGATGTAATTAGACTCATCAACTACTTGATCATTAGCAATATATTCTCTGTCTAGACCCTTTCCATTAATTGGACTAAATATAACCAGCTTAGCTTGTGATACTGGTTCTTTTATTTCTTCTTCTTTTTTTGGCATAATTATTGTTTCTTGTATTATTGGCTGTGGTTGAGGAGTTGGTACTTCCACTATTCTCTCGATAACTATTATCTGAGGTGGCTGAATTTCTGGCTGTGCGGGTGCTTGCGGGGTGGTGCGGGTTACTTCCGGCTCTTTTACTACTTCTATAATTATTTCTCTTACAACCTCATTTTTAGCCTCTGGTATGTTTATATTGTTTTCAATGTTTATGGTGTCTGGCGCGATATCAACCCTAATCGCTTCCTGTTTTTCAATAGCCAAGGGAGTATCGATCTGAGATGTCTTTTTTGGCATCATCATTGATCCGGTAATAATTCCTATTAGAGTAATAAATACCCCGATGACTATATACTTTTTCATATATTATTCTTCCATTAAATGCTTAGGCGTTTCTACAATCATACCAGTTGTTGTCACCAATAGCGATGCGATTGACACGGCGCTTTCAATCTGAGCCTTTAAAACATTTGCCGGGTCCATTACTCCAACTCTTTGCCATTGACCAATCTCTCCTGTTACAACATTAATTGCTTGATCATCTTTAATTTCTTGATCATCATCCATTCCAACGTTTTTCAATAATTGGCTAAATGGTACTTTCAATGCTTTATTAAGGATTTCGCTACTAGTCTCAATCCTTGATAATGCTACTCCGGCACCGGCAACTACTCCGCCCTTAAATGCTGAGTGTGTTGCATTGATTGCATCTTCGACTTTATATTTTAGTGCCTTTTCTTCGCTCTCTGTAGCAGCACCAACTTTAATAACTCCAACTCTATTTGTGAACCTTGCGATCCTCTTTTTAAGTTTGAGCACGACATTTTTATCTGCTGATTGAGCAATAGCTTTTATTAAATCATCTACTACCAATTTAACATCTGCCTTTTTTCCTCTTGGCCCTACAATTACAGATTCCTTTTCTCGACAGATAAATCTATCGGCTCTGCCTAGATCAGCGATGGTTGCATCTTCAAGCCTATCACCTTTGGTCTCACTGCATAATTTACCACCAGTCATAAGCGCCATATCTTCTAATGCTTGAGTCCTGTCTCCATCAATGTCCGGGGTACTAATAGCAATTCCAATAAACTTGCCTTGCATTTTGTTTACCACTAATGTCGATAGTGCTGTCTGTTCAACATTTTCAGCAACGATTATTAAACTGTTAATCTTCTTGGCTGCAAGCTTTTCCATTATTCCAATAACATCTTTTGCCTCTGTTAGCCGGTAGTCGGTGAATAAAATATAAGGTTTTTCAATCACAGCTTCCATCCTCTGGCCATCAGTTACCATGTATGGACTTATATATCCTCTCTCAATAGTTATTCCCTCTTTTAATTCTGAGAATGTTTCCATTGTCCCTGATCGATCAACTGTTAATGCACCATCTACTCCTAAATCAAACCATGCATTTGCTATTAACTTTGCGACTTCTTCATCGTCAAAACTAACTAGCGCAACCTTTAATAATTCTTCTCTACTCTTAACTGGCTTTGCCTGAGAATTAATAAATGCCTCACATTCTTCTAATCCTTTTTTAAGTTCTTTTTCAATTTTACGTCCATCTTTTACTCCCTTAGATACCTCATTAATAATTGCTTGTAAAATAATAAGCGCTCCGGTAGTACCATCTCCAACTCGATCGTTAGTTCTAATGGCAGTTTCTCTAACAACTTTTAACACTGCATTTTCAGCAGCATCTTCTAGCTCTAGATCGCGCGCTATTTGAACACCATCATCTAAGACGTGTCCATGAGTTAATTTACTGATAATAACCTTATTTCCTGCCGGGCCAAATGTTGGCTTGATAAGGTCAACTGTTTTATCTACGGCCGATTTGATAACATCAAATGTGTTATTTTGTATAACTTTTACTTTTTCTGACATATTAATTTAATTTAATTATTGTTTTTTCAGGGTGATACAATTTCATATACACCCGTTTTGTTGATCCAAAGTCTTGAGCGAATTGTCGAACGTGATCCCTAAGATAGTTTGAATTATCTACTCTACCCTTATACCCCTTATTCCATCTGAATGTCTTACCACATAATTTACACTTTTCTATTATTTTGGCGGGGCTTTCTCCTATTTTCGCCATGTCATGAGGTTGGCCGAACCTACAACCGAACCTGGTGCCATAACGTATTGGTCTATCTATCATTTTAAGAATGCAATTATATCTTCCTCTAGGATCAGTTTGTATTCGACTTTTTTGCCCTTTTCTTCTCTATCAATTTGTTCTCCCGAATAAGTTCCATAAACAACCTCGTCACCCTTTTCAATGTCGGGGACATCAGCGCCGACCTCTTGAACAATTCCAAATGCTTTTTGTTCTGTTTCTTCTTGTGCCGGTAAAATAATTCCATGCTCGGTTTCGTGTGACTCTCTTGGGGTTGGTTTTACTAATACCCAAAGTCCTCGTGGTATAATTTTTTTCATAATTTTATTGTAGTTCAGAGATAGGAGTATCTCGTCCTGCTCTCTTGTTTTTTTTAATTATCTCTTTTCTTGCTATGGTAGCCTCATCCTCTGGCAATATGATAACCCCTTTTGGTTTAGGGCCAGCGTTTACCATTTTGGTTTCTATTATTTTTATTCTCTTTTCAATCCCTGCCCTAAAAAATGCAAGGATTAAAAATACTAATATAGATGTTAAGAGTCCTAAAATGTAGCCAAGGATAAGGTCCATAAATTTATGCTTCTGGGTTTTCTAATTTTGGTGCTACTGGTTCCTCTTTTGGCGCTTCCTTTGGTGCTTCTTTTCCTCTCATACTAACGATGATTGGATCTGCTGCAACCAATCCATTTGGTAAAATTTTAGCTAGGGCAGATAGTCCTAATTCATATTTACCAAGTAATGGCCTTAACTCGCCATTAAAACCGTCAATTCTTTCCTCCAAATCCTTTTCCACTGGTGGTTGGACTGGCGGTGTAGTTGCCGGTTGTTTTGGTGTTTGTTCTGACATAATTGTTTTTGATTATTTAATTATTTTATTCCTTAGTTTTATTCCATCTTTTTTCAGCTCCCTTTTTTCCAATAGCACTCATATATTTTGAACCTTTCTTTTTAAATGTAGCTTGACCTCCTCTACGACCAACCAGAGCATAAGCTTCTCGCTCTACTTTTGACAATTTCTTTGTTTTTTTATCACTCATAATTTTATTAATTTTCCGGAGGCTACTAAGATCTGCGGGATTTGGTTCTGACCGACAAGTACAGTTGGTCATATCAATGCAGTTCCTGCTTTGTGATACTTATGCTTTCCTCTTAAATGCATTTATCTTTTTTCTGCCGAAGCGTACTTATTTTTTTCATCTCGGAGGTTGGCATTTTTTCTTACTCACGATTCCTGCCACCCACGCGTTGTACTATACTCTTACAGTAGGGCTACCTACTGGATCTTAGCAACATTCGACAACCTAATATATTTATTATAGCAACCTGTCGCAACATTGTAAACATATTAATTGTGGATATCTTTTTATACCCCGATTGGTTCAAGGCCATAATTTTCAGTAGGAGGTGCTTGTATTCCAGTCTCAGCCTCTATGTCCATAATATACTGGCCAAAACCTCCTTTACTTAGGCCGGTGGTACTTTTTACTATTCTTACCTTTTGGCCTAAGACTTCAACAATTGACTCTGTCAAAAACTTTCCTTTAAATAATGTATGTAATCGATCTAAATTTCGCTCTCCTGTTTCTAATGCGATCAGAGGGAGATAAACACCCCAATAGTATCTATTCTGCTGTTCTGTACGTTTTGGTTTTTTATTACTTATTGTGATCAAAACCTGTTCATCACCTTTAAACTTATTCAGTTTATGTTGGTAATAGATCTGGCTTTGAAACACTAACAAATTATTCACGTTATCAACAGACTTTATAACTTTACCGGCAAAGCTCTGAGTAATGGTTACATGCTCGATAACGTCATCATCTTTTTTCCGTACTGATCGCATATTATTGAAAATTATTATGAAGTTGCTCCTTGAGCAGCCGTTACACCCTCCTTTGGTGCTTCATCATTAGTTTCTGTTTCTGCTGGTACTTCCTCAGCAGGAGTTTCTTCGGCTGGGGTTTCTTCCTTAGCTTCTTCGTCTTGCTCTGCTGGGGCTTCTTCCTCAGCTGTTTCCTCTGATGCTACATCTAACGGTTCGCTGTCAGTAGCTTCGTCAACAACTTCCTCTGATGTTTCTGGATTAACAGACTCATCCTTAACTTCTTCTTTAACTACTGGTTTTGAACCGCATCTTACACAAACTTCTTCGCCTGGGTTCATTACGTGGCCATTGCCACAAATTACTTCTGTCATTTTTTTTAGGTTATTTTTTTAAATCCAATTAACAAATTATTATTTTCTCATTTAGTTTTTTTTATTTATTAAATTATCAACTACTATGTAACTTAATTATAGCAACCTGTCGGTAAGCTGTCAAATCGTATATGGGGATATCTCAAATTCTACAAATTCTTTTCCTACCTCTACTAACTTCTTTACAACATGCCACTCGTATATAATTTTGTCATTAAAGCCATACTTGTTTGCGACTGCGTCTTGGAATGCCTTGATGCAGTTGTCTCCATCCGATGCTTCTGATATACCAAAGATGTATTCTACCGACAACTTTCCGGCGGGTACGCTGATCCTTGGGAGCAGGAAGAACAAATCTTTTTTGTACTGTTTAAGATCTGCGGTAGCAAATCTTCTCCCGGTGTACGCTTTGTTAACACTCAATGGCTTTATTTGCAGGCACTCCATATTTATTGTTTAGGTATCTTTTAACCTGTCTATAATCAACGGCCTTGCTAATTCTGTCTAATTCTTGATGAGTGGCTCGGTTTAGCGCGATCCATTGATTGATTTCCTTGTCAAGCTTGCCTCCTCGATGAACGAGCCAACAAATTGGTATTATCGCCCATTTCTCTTGTAGTTGTTTGCCTTTGAATATAATGGAATGTTCCCACTCTATAAGTTTACCACTCATAGGATCTGGCGCGCAAATGTGATCTCTTAATAAAACTGCCCTCATGCATCTTTTGTATTTTGGGTCAAGTGACATTTCTTCCCTAAGCTTAACTGGTATTTTATTCATAGACTTCGATTTTTACTGTTATCAATCCAGGGCCAAGTGGAGATAATTGTTCAAATGCGTGGCTTGAAAGATCTAAAATTCTCTCTTTACATGGACCCATCAGTATTTGTTCTAGCTCTGTCCAGTCCTCACATTTTTTTGGTCCATAATCATTAACCCTGCATATTACATTACCTTTTTTATAACTAACTTTTAGCATTGTGCCTTTGGGGTATTTTCTGCTAGCACAAGTATCGTTGATTTGGCTATAACATGGTCCATAAAAACCTCTGCATTGTTGATCTTCATGATCCAATGAATAATCATACCAACTAGCTATCCCATAATCAAATACTGGTCTTAGCCGGTATTCTAATTTATTAACGTCTATATCCGGTACTCTTATACATAAAATTGCTACTGCTGATAAAATTGCACATGTTATTAATGTCCTCCACATAATTTTATTTTATTAATCTTCTTCTTCGTCCTCGATTGGTTGCTCAAAATTTTCCGGCCGATACCACTTCTCTATTTCTTGATCGTAATTAATGTTTTCCATTTGCCAATGTTTATTGATTAAATAATGTATCTTCTTGTGCTTTTTCTCCGGCAAATTCTTCCCTTTGTTTATAAGACTCTTGGTCAAAATCGAATACAAACATTAAATTACGTTTACCTGTGTGTGTTTTCCAAGCCTCATGATAATCCGGGAGAACTTCACTTGCCATTACTGCTACTGGATGCATTACTCCCAACTTACCATTTATAAAATCTATTCCTATCTGTGTTGGCACCCATCCATTTTTTAAGTGAAGTGCTAAATCAAAATAAGTAAGATGACAGAAATTAGTATATTGGCTGTTACTTATTCCAAGGCTTCCAAGTGATACTGGCTTTCCATATGCCTGGTATCTATCAACTAGCTTTCTTAATGCCTTAACTTTTCCGGCATTTAATTGTTGAATGTAGGCCGTTATTACATGGCCACAACATTCGCATTTGTTTGAATACTTCATGTTTTTTTTATAAGTTTTTTAATTCCGGGTAATAGTGGAGATCAACTATTGCATTTGGATTTGCTTTTGGTGTCCATTTACCAAACCTTTTTACTGCTATTGATCCATCATGTAGTGTTACCTCAATTATTTTATCTTTTTTATCAGATGGTGGTAAAACATCGTCATTCCACCTCTCTTGATTTAACCATGTAGTCGGGTGAGGGACAAAAGCGCCATTATCCTTGGTCCATTGATCGCTTTTTTTATACTCCTCTAACGATTTTGCTATTAAATCGAACATCTTTTGATCTGGATTAATTTTTTTCCAGGTTTTTTCTGCTGTTTTTCTGCTAACCTTTCTAGGGTAAAGGTTCCAAAACATTTCGAATAATTTATAATCCACGACCATCTTCTTTTTACCTAACCTAACCTTACCTAACCTAACCTGTGGTGTCCGTGGACAGTCCGTGGACAGTCCAGATATTCGTTTATTATTGTTTTTAACATCAGATCTAGGCTTTGGTTCGATTGTTTTAACCCCGGCACTATCCAATAATGGCTTATATATGCTATTTATCTTCCTATCTGATCTAATAACATTATGCTCATTCCAGTCTGTTATAAAACATACTTGATCCTCATTTAATTGTTCTATAAAGTTTTTTGCCACTAAAACCTTAATAACGTCATCTTGTACTCCAAGCATTTTAATTATTGGGTAGGCCTCTACTACTCCATCATCGTCTGCCCTCATTCCTAAATGGAAGTAAAGCATTTGACTTTCAGATGGCATCATTAGAAACCTTGCACTATTTATTATTCTGTTTGAGAACATTCTACGATTAGCCATATGTTTTTAATTTAATTATAGCGACCTGTTGCCTAATTGTCCAATGGCTACCTGGATGGCAACCAATGGACAACATTATTTTACTAAAATGGTATATCTTCCATTTTAATTTCTTCTTCTCCCGGGACAGGGGCAAACTGATCTGGTTGTTCAGCCGGAGGTGTCTGTGCTACTGGTGTTGGATCTGGTTGACTAGCCTCTGGCGCTGCCTGTTCTTGATCCTTAGGTTTAGCTCCAAATTGGAATGACTCTGCAATTACCTCTGTCCGATACTTTTTAGCTCCACCATCAGTTGGTTCCCAACTTCTTGTCTGTATTCTTCCCTCTATGAGTATTTGACTTCCTTTTCTCATGTATTGAGCGATCGTGTCTGCCATTTTAGAGAACACAACTATATTATGGAATTCGGTCGCGGTTTGTTTTTGACCAGACTGTTTGTCATTCCATGTTCTGTTTGTGGCTATTGAGAAGTTACACACGCTATTGCCGTTAGGCATTGTTTTTAGTTCCGGGTCTCTTGTTAGGTTTCCGACCAGGATTGCTTTGTTTAAATTCATTTTATCATGTTATTTATAATAACGATTTGTTACTTATAGTAACTCTCGCTCGCACAGAGCCTTGATCCCGGCCCATGCTTCCTTTGCCCTTGTGGTCATTTTTATTATATCAACCATATTTCTGGTGGTTGGTATCCTATAAACGTTCCCGGTTGGCCTCATTTTGCCGTCTGGTGAGTATTCAGTCTCTACGTGGATTAATTCTATATCCTTTGGTATAAACCCCTTAGCTAACCATATGGCCATAGAATAGAACGTTATTTGACCACTATCGTTGACCATTTTTTGAGTCCATGGTCTCACACTTGTTTTATCTTCCTTAAAGGCTGTGTAATCTGATTTGGCGGTGTCTGGTATTGCTAGGATTGGAATGTCGCCACCCTTATTCTTTAACACCGGTATCCATACAATTCTTACATTGCCATCTCGATTCCACTTAAACTTAAATCCCTTTTTATCTTCAACGTGCAGATCCATCCGCCTAAATTTTGGGATCTTCGCCATCATGAGGTCGAGCAGGGGATCGCCGGTTGCTTCCCCTGTCTCAAGCCCATTAGCCATTCTTGAACCATAGATCATATTTTTACTGATCCATTGTTTCTTACCACGTACATACTGGTCAAGGAAGCGCTCCTCTGACTGTTCAAATGTGGTCATTTGGCTAAAACTTAGGTATGGTCGTGGCCTCACTTCTTTTGTGGTTTAAGTTTCATTAGTTTTGCATTTACCAGATTAGTAAATTCTGTAATTTGTGCTGTGGTGTACTTTTTAGATCCGGTTATCTTTGACTTGTATTCCTCGAGTTCTTTTGCCGTGCAAGTATTGATTGCTTTCTTTAGCATCTCAAACCCCTTAGCCGGAGTAACAGCAGGTTTTGCCGGTGGAGCATCAACTTTTTGTGCATCATTATCATCATCTCCTGTCATGATTCCAAATGCGTTGCAGAATGCATATCTCTTAGCAAATGTTAACCTTGCGCCGTATTTTTGAACCTCACTCATATACTCCTCACTTCCTATTGGTACAGAAAATTGGCTACTTTCGGAGTGTCCGGCTGTATGTTTAACAGCACATACTACTGTTAAGAGTTTTTCGTCTTGTTGTACATTTATACTGTATGATAGTCCATACTTGGCTATATACACCTTAACCTGGCTGACGATCCTATCTAGAGTGGCATATTTATACCTCTCTTTTCCGCCTTTGTCATTAACTATCTTTTTCTTTTCGATCACCGGGCATTCTTCTTGGAAATTTGCCATTGATGCATCAAACAGTTCTTTTGCCTTTTCTGCTCTCAATTCCTTTCTCATTGCTAATAGTTTTTCAACAGTCTCCATCGGAGTGCCTTGCTGGATCGCCTGGGCTATTAGTACCTCTGCTTGGTTTGCGCTAGGCATTGTCTGAATAGCGCCTGGCTTTTGGATGTCTTTAGCAACCAAAGCCTTTGTCTCTTTTTTCTTTGCCATATAACTTTTGATTATTTATCTTGCTGCGATTGATTCTTCCTCATATACCTCGACTCCTGGTATACTTTTACCTCCTAGAGCATCTCTCCTTATTGAGACCATGTCAGGGGTGAGGTATTCTCTTGGGAGTTTACTCTCGTCAGTGATTCTCACTTTTCTCACTTTTCTCACTTGGACCTGGCCGACATCTCCGTGGGTTGTTGATTCTACTCGCTCAACCTTATCCATCTTTTTTTCTGCCGTCTCGAGTTTTATGTTTCCATCCTCTAAACTCTTGGCGATCTTAGCCTCCCTTTTGGATGCTGCCTCATTTACTTTTCTATTGTAGTCAAGCAATTTTGTTTTGACTATCATTTCAGCTGCCTTAAATTGATCCTCGATTGGCTTATACTTTGATCTTGTTTCCTTTAGGATTGCGTTAGCTGGTTTTGTTATTTTTTCTTTTTCAGCTTTTATTGCAGATCCTGTTTCCTTAAGCCTACTGACGATATCAATTGCTGCCTTGTAGTCATCTTGACTTTCGATTATGATTGTGTTGGCCTGGGTTTCTAACTTTGATACCCGGCTTTTTAATACAACCACCTCTTTGTTGTTCTCCATGTTTAACTTATTAAATTAATAAAAAACTCGGCCTGTATTCTCCAAAATGGAGACCAGTACCCAGTTTGACCCTCGTATGCTAGTTGTGCGATTGATGTCATTAGGATCATAACATCAAACATGATTAGTGCCACGATCACGTAGTAAATGTTTGTTAATGCTTTTCTCATGGTATTATTGTTTGTCTGGTTAATTAGTGTTTGTTTCTTTCGACCTTTGTTACTATTATTATATAGCAACGGGTCGCTATTGTCCACCCCTACAACTGGGGATAACTTTTTTACTAAAAAAGAGAGGGGGAGCTACCCACTCTCTCAATTAACAAATGGACAAGTTACACCGGACCACCGTTATTTTTTTGGAGAAAATGCCATAACAACATTTTTACTTCCAGACCATAATCCAGATGAAGCTAGGCCAATAATAATTCCTTGAGCGATCATTGCCTGCCATGCTATTCCGGTAAGGGCTACTAAACAGATTCCAATAACAATAGACAATAGTGGCGCGTATTCTTTTGGCAACCCGGTTAATTTAATTGCTGCGACAAGACCTAATGCTAAAGGGATCGCACCAATAACTAGTGGGCTGAATGCAAATAGTGATTCCATCTTTTTATTTTATTAATTATTATATCCACCAATTGGATAACTTATTTTTTCTGCTGGTATGTCATCAAGAACTTCAACATTTATTTTTGACCATGCTCCACCAAATAAATCCAAGGCAAACCTCTCATATGCGATGGGGTGGAATTTACCATCATAGCTGACCACATAAACTGTGCTGCTATCTTGGGTTTTTACTAATCTTGTCATATCTTCAATTAATTTATTAGGTTTGTCCATTAATGTCCACGGATTAAACATGTGGCCAGACTCAAAATAATCTTCTCTAATTTTTTGCCAACCATCTGGATGTAGTTTATCGCTTGGCCGTTCGTCCCAGCTATTTGGAGTTGATATATATTTACCAAGCTCGTCAATACCGGCCTTTCCAAAGTATATACAATGGCTCCATTTTAGCTCTGTAGGGGGTTTTGGCTCATTTGTGGACCAAGATGCATTATTCTCTCCATTAAGCCCAGAAACGACACCGTGGTTGTCCCTGATGGCTCTGGCGTATAGCTCCATGTTTAGTCTGGCAACAATTGATCGGTATTCTTTGGCTTGTAATACTTTTGCTAATTTATCCATGTCCGGAGTCATCCACTCTTTACTCTGCATAAATTCTTCCGTTGGTGGGTTTCCGTTGTCATAACTAGTTAAGATCCTTTCAAATAATGATCCCCAATTAACAATCAGTTTACCACCCTCTCTAATATAAGCACCTCCACTTGGAGTTCCTAATGTAATTTGAGAATAAATAGCCTTAGCTGATGCTTCGTCATATTCGCCAATTTCAACTGCATTTAATACCCCAACATAATAAGCCCAACCTTGACCAACACACGATCCTGATCTTCCTTGATTCTTTATTGGTATTTTTATGTTTAATTCTTTTTCAACATCATATCCTTTTTCCCAATCAAACTCATCATTGCCCATCAAAATTTGATCGGCTATAAGATCTCGGTTATCGTCTGGTTGGAGTAAAGCACCTGTACCAAATTTACCATCTACTAATTTTATTTCTTCTTCCATATTATTTTCCAAAGTTTGTTTTACCTTTAGCCTTATTGAATATATCTATCAGTTGATCTTTTGTTTTTATTATTGACTTATCCCAAACTTGATACTGTGTTGGATTTAATTCATCCTCATATGACCACTTAGCTCCAGCATAACCCTCTTTTTTTAATTGTTTTTCTGCAATGTCTTGAGGTATTTTATACTCCATGTTTGGATCTGCAGTATTATATGCATTTTCTATTTTATTCTTTACATTTGGAGTCAATAATCCTTTTTCTTCTATATAGTCATAACTACTACTCCCTTTATATAATTTAGAATCATCTATATATGCTTCTTTTCTTATTTTCCCATAGCTCGAATCAGCCCCCTCTGGTATTGTCCAAAATTTTCCCTCTTTTCCAGTATCAGTAAACTGTGCTATTTTTTCCTTACTATTAATAAATTCATTTGAAGTTTTATACTTTTTAGTTTCTTCAACTAAGTCATCTCCTACATTTAGTTTAATTTTTTTTTTAGGAGTGAATGCTGATGGAGTAACTTTTTTTGCTGGTATCAATTCCTCAATAAATTCTTTTAATGCTTTTTGTCTAACTTCCGGGGTTTCAGCAAATGATCCAGTCAATGCATCAAATGCCCTTGCCGGTAGGTCACCAGTCTTTGTTGGTACAGATGATTTTATAATTCCCTTTAAGCTGGTTTTTCCTGAGATATCATAATACTTGTCTAATATATTATAGACATCTTGTAAATCTCCCAAATTGCTTAATGTCTCACCTTTCAGAACCTTGTCGATATCTGTTAGTATTTTTCTTAACTTAACCCCGGAGACTGAATTACCAGTTAATCTTCTACTCAATAATCCTGCTAGCATGTTTCCTATTTCTTCATCAGCTCCATCAGCTCCTTTCATCATTTTTCTTAGATCCATTAATGGATTAGCTATTTTTGCATATTCTTTATTGAGTGCTTTATATGCTGGATTTTTTGTATCTAAAACATCAGACAGTCCTTGCCTAACGGCATTGTATGCCCTCTCCTGCGTTCCGGTTATGTTAGCAAGTGATTTCTTTTTTCCACCAAGGATCTCAAAAATTTCTTGTCTTAATTTATGCTTTTGTGATCCACTACCTCCTTTAATCGATTGTTGGAATATACTCTCTATCGCTTTTCTATCGCTTAACGTTTCCTTAGTTGTTAATACTGTATTTTTAAAATTAAGTTTTCCATTCTTTATTTCTAATCCGCTTATTTCTTTTTTAAGTTTATTAAAAACACTATCGTTTAATTCTTCTCTTGAAACAGTACCAAGGTCTTGCGCAATGTCACCAAGTTTTTGACCAACAGTACCACGTTTTTTTTCTAATGTTTTTAGTGCCTTTGTTATTGGTTTTCCAACAACCTCCTCTGGCCTTACTTTTGAAACACCACTTGAAAAATCCTCTGCTGACTTCAATAATTCTTTTACTGCTGGCTTTGTTTTATTTTGTACTCTCAATAGTGTATTTACATCTTGAACGTCAACACCAAGTCTTGCTGTCTTTTGGGCAGTTTTTGTTGGTAGTTGATTTATCGCACGATTGGATGATTTTTTCGTAGCTATATTTGTTGTTACTTTTTCTTTAATAGCAGCGGCCTTACCAAATGTTGTCGGTATCGTTTCATCTACTATGTTTTTTGTTACTGACTTTACTTTAGTTGCCGCCTTTTTAGCACCGAATACTGTTTTTTGGACACCTTTTGAGACTGCTGGGATCGCTCCACCAATAGTACCACCAGCTAATGCACCAATTGCCCCGCTCTTAACAACATCTCCAACGCTTGAGTCTTTTTCTTGAAGTCCCATACCAATCCCTCCAAGACCACCCTCAACGGCACCTTGAATCGCACCAACTTTCATTGCTTGTAAAACTGCTTGCCTACCAAATAGTTTTGTGGCCCCGACCATGGTTCCACCTCCGGCAAAGTATGATCCTATCTCAAGACCTACGCCGACCGCTTCTTTTGCAGTCTTAACTGGTTCAACTTGACCAAATCCAGGGACATTAATTCCCTCTGTGACATCTTTGGCTCTACCAATAAATCTCTGTTCTTCTTCTTCTGTTAATTCTCCACCAGATAATCTGTCTATTGCTAAACCCCCAAGAGCACCGGCTCCCTTTACTGACTCAATTCCAGAGACTCCGGCTTTGACAAATGGTTCAATAACACTTTTACCAAATCCTTTTATTTTTTCAAATGTGCTAGTTTTTTTCTGTGGCTCTATTGATGCTAGAAATTCATCACTACTAATAGAAACGTCTTTACTACTAGACGGTTGTTTAGATTTATATTTGTCTGCTATTTTTAGTTGTTCTGCTGTTAGCATATTTTTATGATTGTCTATTATAAATTGCTCTAACATTTTTAGCATACTGTGGGACACTAGTACCAATAACATCCTTAGCTTGAGAGTTTTTCCCAACCGCACCTGGTCCAGCAAACCAAGCCACCGCAACATTTTCAACAGATCCGTACTTATTAAAGTATTGATTTATTTTAAATTGAGCGACCTTGTCCTGGATGTCTGGGCTGTTTAGAAACTCTTTTTTTGTAACAGAACGTCCTAGCGCTGCCTTACTCCATGATGGTATATTATTACCCATTATCTGGTATTTTCCATATGCTCTATCACCGGAGCTTGTTGTTGGTCCTTTAGCGCTATAATTTCCGCCACTTTCAAATTGTCCTATTGCTTGACTTATTTTTGTAGCTTCATTTGTGTCGCCACCAACCCCGTTAAAATCTGTCCC